TATAAATGCAGAAGATATGATAGATTCTGCTTTGTCACCATTCAAGTCCAACAATACTTTTGTAAGACTATTAATCAACTATTATAATGTATTTGATACTGCACTGAATGATGCGTTATCCCATAGGTATGAGAAATTTGACTCTAGTAGAGATCCTGATGCACTTAAGAAAAGAACTTTTAGAATTTTATTGACGGAGTGGAAAATAATAATAGCAAATAAAATAGCATTCTTTGTTAGAGGAAATGAGGTACATGTACTTCCTAAGGCATATTTATTACTTATGCATAATAAGTTGTGTGATCTTATATCAGTAACAATAGTCTGTCGCATTCAATGTGAAACAATATATAGTGATGCAGAATATAATCTATACATGAGACTTATTAAATTCTTTTTTGCATTTGTTGAGAAAAGAGAAAATGAATCTTTTGCAGTTGTTAAATCATTAGAGGGTTTAGTACAGGCAGAACATATACTAGATGCTGATGACATGAGTAGTTCTAATTATCTGACTAACATGCAAATTGATTTATTGGATGAACACAAGTTTGACTATGAATCTAGTGAGTTGAGAGATATATTAAGAACTGCAACTCCCGCATTTCGTAATGAGTTAGGGTGTTTATCTAAACTGTTTGGTCATCCATATGTGGATATTGAAGGTAGTATCAAAGCGATGATGGATAAAGGTAGAGATGAAAAGCAGATTGATCCTAATATCGTAGCTCAAGTATCTTGGACAGCAAAAAAGTCATTCATTGAGAGATGGATAAGAAAGAATACAAAATGGCCGAATGTTGACATGTCAAAATGTAAATCAAAAAGATTACTAACAGCGTATGAGAGGAATCTCCAACCTGAATCTGTAGATTTGGATATCTACGGTAAACTTGAAATGTCAGATTTTGCTTATGTAGAGATATGTAAGAACAAGGAATTTGAATATTATTTAGATAGTAATCAACTAATTAAAGACCGAACAATAACTCAGAGAAGATCTCAAATATTAAATCAGGCTTCTGGAGCAGAGAAAATTACAGCTAGAGAGTATATGGAGAGAACCAAATTACTAATAAGTCACTTCATGGATCAAGATTCTCAATATAAGCAAACACAATATCTTAATGATTTTTCGAATATCAAGAAAGATCCTGACACATGGGAGATGTTACAAGAATACTTGGTTATTAGAGTAGTACCGAAAGAGAAAGAAAATAAAGTTAATGCACGAAATTTTGCTTGTAATACACCTGAGAATAGAAATTTAATATTAAGAAGAGAATATAATGTAGCCGAAATAGCAAAGGAGTATTTCGAAGAAGAAGCTATGACTTGTTCAGAATTAGATCTCTCAAAGAAACTAATTGCATTAAGACATCTATCAAGATGTTTTCCTGGACACGAACCAATTACTATAAGCCTTGATGCTTCATCTTGGTGTGCTGGATGGCGTCCATTTCCCTTACAACCTATTATGGATATACTGGATAGAATTTTTGATGTCGATATTTATGCTCCGTCGCATGAATTTTTCAGTCATGTAATGTACTATCTCTGCGATAATGAGTATACGTATTTATGGCAAGGAATGGCAGGAGGTCTAGAAGGTCTTTTACAATACACCTGGGTTATAGCATACATAATGCAGATAACTTCGGCTATGAATAAGTTAGGATATATATACAAGTTACTTGTAAAAGGTGATGATGTTAGAATTACAGTTTTAGTAAATCAGGAAGATTTAAAGACTCGTACTATTGAAAACCATAGAGTATTCATCGTAAAATATCTTCAAGATTATCTAGGAAAATTAGGTCATACTATCAAGTTGGAAGATAGTTACTCATCATTCAATTTTCTATCATTTTCTAAGCAAGCGTCAATTGGAGATGTAGAACTGCCTCAAACGTTCAGGAAATGTCAGAAAGCATATGGAGCTAATAATGCTGCAATAAAAACAGTAGACTCATACATTGGAGCGTCATTTAGTAATTGCCATGCTTCAGCACA